GTCGAGGGCGGTAGGTTTGCGGCTCATTTTGTTGTCTCCGTGTGCGCTTTCGTTAAGCACATGAACGCTTCCTTCGGAGCACTTATCAACTCAATTCCGCTTAATAATTCGATTAAAAACAGTAGGTTATGGCGTGGGCGTATCATTGCGGGCGTATGCCAAACATCGCGGAGTTTCTGATACGGCGGTGCGCAAGGCCGTCAAGGCTGGGCGCATATCGTTGGAACCTGACGGCAGTGTCGACATTGCCAAGGCCGATCGCCAATGGACACTCAATACCGACCAATCCCAACAACGAAAACCAGCAGCTGCGACCAAAGCAGTCCCCAAGGCTGCGTTGGATGCGGTTGACGAGACACTCAAGGAAAGTGGTGGTCCGGCCGCCGGCACCACCTATATGCAGGCGCGAACGGCCAACGAAGTGCTCAAGGCGCAGACCAATCGGGTCAAGCTGCAGCAGCTAAAACAGGAACTGGTGGATCGCTCCAAGGCCATCGCCCACGTGTTCAAGCTGGCCCGCTCAGAACGTGATGCCTGGCTTAACTGGCCATCGCGGGTGTCAGCACAGATGGCGGCCCGTCTCGAAGTAGACCCTCATACGATGCACGTCGTATTGGAAGCGTCAGTGCGAGAGCACTTGCAGGAGCTGGGTGAGATTCAATCGAGAGTGGACTAGCCGCACTAAACAAAATTAATGGGCTGTTGTTTTACCGCGCCTACTTCGGTTCGCAAAATAGATAGCCACAAGAAAGATCGAGATGCTTATCGATGATTATGACGGCGCGCTGGACATCGACCGAGCATGGCGAGAAGGACTGACCCCCGATCCACTGTTATCCGTTTCCGAATGGTCAGACCGGCATCGCATGCTGTCGAGCAAAGCCTCAGCGGAACCGGGTCGCTGGCGCACCAGCCGGACTCCCTACTTAAAAGCCATCATGGATTGCCTGTCGCCAACCTCGCCCATTGAGCGGGTCGCGTTTATGATTGCAAGAGCCCAACAACCTAGGCGACCTGCTCAAGTATGAGGCGCCCAACCTGTATTCACGCGATCTCGCCACCGTCGCGGCCGGACAGCAACTCAGTCTTGGCACTGTGGTTGGCCTTGAGTCCGCCACCAACAAACTGCACGCGCTGGACCCTACGGCCACCGACGGTACAGAGGTTGCCGTTGGTGTGTTGGCGACGGATGTGGATGCCACGCTGATCGATGTTGACGATGCACTACTGATCGCTCGTCACGCGATTGTGGCCAGCGCCAGCATTGTTTGGCCGGCAGGTATTACTGCTGCGGAACAAGCGGAGGCGATTTCACAACTCAAAACACTCGGCGTGCTTGTTCGCGCGGCCGCCTAATCGAGGACCTTCATCATGCAAAACCCTTTTACCAATCCTGCGTTCTCGATGGCTGCACTGACGGCGGCAATCAATATTCTGCCGAACCGTTATGGGCGCATTGAAGATCTGGGGCTGATGCCGGCCAAGCCGGTACGTCAACGCCAGATCATCGTGGAAGAAATGAACGGCGTACTGAATCTGCTGCCGACTTTACCACCGGGAGCGCCCGGTTCGGTGGGTACTCGCGGCAAGCGGAAGGTGCGCTCCTTTGTGATCCCACACATCCCTCACGATGATGTGGTGTTGCCGGAGGAAGTCCAGGGCATTCGCGCCTTTGGCTCGGAAACCGAAACTGAAGCCATCGCGGGTGTTATCGCCCGTCATCTGGAAACCATGCGCAACAAGCATGCGATCACGCTGGAGCATCTGCGCATGGGCGCGCTGAAAGGCGTCATTCTGGATGCCGATGGTTCGGTGCTTTACAACCTGTTTGATGAATTTGGCATTACGGCACAAACCATCGCCTACGAACTAGGCACTACAGGCACCAACGTTAAAGCCAAGTGCCTGGCAACCTTGGCTGCCATTGAGGACAACCTCAAAGGTGAGTTCATGAACGGTGTGCACTGCCTTTGCTTACCTGAATTTTTCGCTGCACTAACGGGGCACGCCAAAGTCGAGAAGGCGTTCGAGAACTGGCAGCAAGGTGCGATCCTGATCAACGATGTGCGCCGTGGTTTCACTTACGCAGGTATTACCTTTGAGGAATATCGCGGTCAGGCGACCGACATCAATGGAACGGCACGCCGTTTCATTGCAGCAGGTGAAGCTCATGCTTTCCCGATCGGCACCGTTGATACCTTCGGCACTTATTTTGCGCCTGCGGATTTCAATGAAACGGTGAACACCTTGGGGCAGCCAGTCTATGCCAAACAGGAACCGCGCAAGTTTGATCGCGGTACCGACCTGCATACCCAGTCGAATCCCTTGCCGATGTGTCATCGCCCGGGTGTATTGATCAAGCTGACGGTGTAACGGTGCGCATCGAGGACTTTTACCAATCCGCGCAACGTGCTGGTTTGCTCACCCAGGTGAACGCTAATGGCAGCTCCGTGTATTGCGCCTTTCGGTCACCGGAAGAAACCGTTCTGGATGGTTTGGCCCTGTCGCGTGACTACCAAATCGACTACCCAGTTAGTTGGTTGACACTCGCCATTGGCGACTTGGTCTACATCAATGGCACGAGCTATCAGGTGCGGGATATCCGCGTCATTGGTGATGGCACTGAGTGTCGCGCCAGCCTTTCTCAACGCTAAACCAATCTAGGAATTTCTATGTACTCAATCCGTGAGCAAGTCTTACGGGAGGTGGTCCTGCGTCTAACCAACGCAGTCGCTCCCGTTCCTGTTTTACGCATGCCAGTCGCTCCAGTGACGCGTGAAGCGAGTCCGGCTCTGCTGGTGTTTGCCGAAGGCGACGGCATTGCCGCCAACGCCAACGGCGTGATGGATCGCGCACTAACACTGCGCCTGGTGGCCATCGCTCGCGATGACAACGCCTTCGATACCGCCGACCAACTGATCGTTGAGGCACATCGTGCGTTATTGATCGATTCAAACCTCGGCGGCCTTTGCCTCGGCATGACTCAGCTGGACTGTGAGTGGGATGTGGAGGATGCGGATAACACCGCAGTGGCCATACCGGCACGCTTTGAAATCCGCTATCGAACCCTAAGCAACGACCTGACCCAAACGGGATAAACCCCTTATGAAAATAATTTTGTTAAAACCCCATACCCACGCCGGTGCGGTTCACCCTGTGGATGCAGAACTGGACTTGGATGAGCCGACAGCCCAGTGGCTGATCGCCCAATCTGTGGCTCGTGTCATTGATGCAACCGAATCCACGCAACCGAAATCATCTGCCCTTACACGTAAAGGAGACTAACTATGGCCTATTTTTCTGGACAGGGGCGCGTGTATATCGGCGCCCGCGATAGCAATGGCAATCCGCTGGGATTGAACTTTGTTGGCAACGTGCCTGAACTGAAAGTGTCGTTATCGGTGGAAACACTGGAACACCAGGAGTCTACAAGCGGCCAACGACTGACCGACCTGCAGTTAATCAAAACCAAAAAGGGTGAGTTCTCTTGCACTTTAGAAGAACTAATCGCAATCAATCTGGGGCTGGCGCTCTATGGCACCACCACGGATCAGGTTAGCGGCACCGTCACCAATGAAACGCTGGCCACGCCCATGGCCACAGGCAGTCTGTATTTGCTGGCCAAACAAAACGTCTCGTCGGTGGTTATCAAAGATTCCAGCCCAACGCCCAAGACACTACCTGCGTCGCAATATCAGTTGAATGCGAAACACGGCTCTCTGCTGGTCAATGACATCACCACCGGTGGCCCTTATGTCGAGCCGTTCAAGGCTGACTATGCCTACGGGGCCGCACAAAGTACCGCCATGTTCACACAGCCGTTGCCGGAACGTTGGATCCGTTTCGAAGGGCTCAACACCGCCGATAGCAATCGCGAGGTGGTCATTGATCTCTATCGAGTGGCCATTAACCCGGCCAAAGAACTGTCGGTGATTACCGATGAGCTGCTGAAGTTTGAACTGTCGGGCCAGGTTCTAGCCGACACCCTGAAACCGGCGGCTGGCGATCTCGGCCAGTTCGGCCGCATCGTGTTGTTGTGAGGTGAGTGATGACAAAACGACAGGATTGGCGTTTTGCACGCCTGCAAGGCGCCCCCATGGGTGGCGCACAGGGAGGTGCGCCATGAACGAATTTGATGCCTTTGGCGCACAGCCAACAGACCTGACAATCGCCAATGAGACGCTGGTTATCTCACCGATTCGCGTCGGTGAGATTCCCAAAATCCTGTCGGCAATCAAGCCGTTCAGTGAACAGTTGATGGCAGATCAGATCGATTGGCTGGGAATCATCACCCAACACGGCGACAGCCTGTTGGCGGCAATCGCGATTGCTGCCCGTAAACCGCAAGACTGGGTAGAGGCATTGTCGTTGGACGATGCCATCACTCTTGCCACGGCACTGTTTGAGGTGAATGCCGATTTTTTCGTGCAACGGGTGGTGCCGACACTGCAACAGGCCTCCGGCCGAATCAACGCCCAGATCAACGATCGTCTGGCTGGCATCTTGCCATCCAACGGTTGATCCGTTCCGGGCATCGCTTGCCCGACATTCTGAACTACACCCTGGCGCAGTTTAGCGCCTACCTCGAAGCCGACCTGCAATTGGAATACGAACAGGCAAGTCTGCAACTGACGTTGTTTGCGGTTGGCGCCCAAGGGGATCGACGTTCCATCGAACGATTGCAACAGGAGCTTGATCATGCGCGTTAATTTGCAGGCCTCCGGGCTGTTTAATCCCAGACAGCTCAATGCCTGGTCGACCGCCAAGCGCAAAGCCATTCGGGACGCAGTGAAACGTGGCATGCAAAGCGGTGGTCGAGAAGTCCGCGACGCGGCGCGCAGCCAGATGCGCAGTGCCTTTAAGGTTCA